TGGCATACTTGGGCATCCAATATTATCTATTGGATAATCTAAGTTTGTAACACTAATATCAGTTGTTGTTGTTTCATAAGTAACACCTGTATATTGTACTCCCATTATAGAGAATACATCTGTTGTATCTAAAACTGGTGTCTGTTGAACATACGTTCCCCCAGATATACTAGCGTATTTTGTGTTAAATTCAGACAAATTAATCTTTTGGTCTGCAACATATATGTATTCATTAAAATCAACCAAAAAGTCTGGTGCCCCAATAAGTCTTAATAAAATTTCAATTGATTTTCTAGTTCCTTTAGATTTAAATAGAAATGCAGAATTTAATATTAAGTTTCTATAGTATTGATAATTTAGTTCATCAGGTGTTTTTCCTTGTGATACACCAGTAAATGTATTATCTTCTGATTTAAATAATGAATTAAGTAAATCGTCTTCTGTTATTGGTGATATGTTTGTTTTCCACCCTAAAGTTTGTGCTAAATTCTTTAATAGTTGTGATGGTATATCGTTTTTAACATTATAATTAACAGAATTAATCATACTAAGAGCATCAATAAAAGTTTTTGTATTATCAAAACTTCTACCATATATTTGTAGCATTTTTTCTACTTTTTTATCTTGTGTGTCAAATTCTTTTAACGAAGCTGTTGTTAAAAATCTAGATATTAAATTTGTTTTATAGTCATCAAAATTTCTAGCAAAATTATTTAGTTTTTCTAGATATTGATTAAATAAATTTGATCTAATGTCTATATTCCATGGTCCATCTACTGGGAATGTTGCAGAGTCATATGTAAATTTATAATTTCCATCTTCTTGTAATACTGGTACATTAAAAAATGCAACATATTTTGGTGTTATATTCCTATTTAATAAAAAGTTTTCAACACCATCAAAATCATCAATAAAAACTTTATTAACGTACATGTCGTTTGGTCTTATTGTAAAATTTTGGTCTGTTGTAGTTTGGTTTGGAAATGGGTTTCCATTTATATATAATTTTAAGTAAGTACTATTTGGTGTTGTTGCTACAATATCATTTATTGAGTATTCATCACCATTTATAAAAATTGAGTACTTACCAAAGTTCTTTTTAAAGTTTCTTAAATCAGAAACATTGATTTCAGATGCGTTTATGTTTTTATCAGCATTTGTTGAATAATCTATTCCAAGTGGATTTCTTATGGCTGTTAATACAACATCCATTTCTGTCTCATCTTCTACTGAATCATACTGTATATTTTCAACTGTATTTCCTTGACTAAAATTTCTTCTAGTTTTTTGTACATCAAGAGCTGCTGGAAAATAGTTAATAATCCTTGTAATAGAATTTGAGAATCTTAATGTTAGTGACCCATATAATGTAAAGTTTGTAACTCTTGTTAAATCATAGTTTGGGTATATCTGAAAGTTGTTCGCAACAAGTTGTCTAGATTCTTCAACATTTGTTATGTTCATCGTATCTAGTGATATTGGATCTGAAAAAGACCCAATTATAAATTCTCTATCTTGTTTTTCAGTAATACTTGTTGTAAACTCGAAATTTCCTTGTGTAAAACCTCCCCCATCAACTAGTTGAAACCCTACTAGATTGTCAGAAAAGGACCCTTGGCCCGAAGCTTGTGGTGGACAAGTAAATTTGTTCGACATTATGCAACTATATTATTAAATGCTTTACTAAAATCTATATTCGTTCCTCGATCTTGTCTAACCTCATATAATAATTCATTAAACTGATCTCTAATTTCGTATAGATTGTATTGTTTATATATATTATTTTCGTTGTCGTAAATAGTATAAACACCATCATCAATAGATTTAGTTTGATTACCATATAGAGCAATTGCTAATGTTGATATGTCGTGTTCTACCATCTCAACTTCTGTTGTTATTGGGTTAAAGAAAGTATTTGTTATAATTATATCTTGATTTGGTTGACCAATAAATGGTGTTGCGTTTGGTTTATTGGTTGGCGATGCTGATGGCGATAGTGTACAAAAAATTAAATTAGAACTAGCTTCAACATATCTATATCTAATAGCTTTTTGTGATGTATTTGTTAAGTTTTGGTAAATTGGTTCACAGTAAAATGAAGATGTTATTAGTCTAAAGAAATTTGGTATTTTTGTCCCATTTTCGTTTAGATATTCAACTCTAAACCCAACTAATCCTTGATTTACAAACTTATTTCTAAATTGTGGTGGTACACCATTTATATCAATAACAATACCTTTAACATTTGGTAGAGCGGATAAAACACCACAATCAGTTATTTTAGTTCTAATTTCAGCTGGTCTAATATATAGGGTGTATATTCCTAATTTGTTAAAAACATCAGCTGGTAGTTTTAAATTATATAAACCACCCAAAATTTCAACATCTGCGTTACCTCCAGTTTGTGAATTATGGAAGTATGGTCTCAAAACTTCTTTTGAGTTTAATTTTGTTAATAGAAAATTGTCAGTATCATCTCTAGATGGTGTGTAATTTAAGATAATTTCAACATCATCTGGACTTACATCTGCCGGTCTAATCGTTCCATAAGTTCCTGTTGCCACGTTTAGTTATTTATTTAAGTTTATCTATTTTTATAAATAGTATATTTAATATTTTTTGACATTAAAGTATCCATACCCATATTTTGATATGTCACCTAAATTATCAACCTCACCAAGTCTTTGTATTGCTTCTAGACCAGATATTTTTCCTCTTTCGACAAATAAATTAGATTGTATCTGTGGTTCATCAATAACATTTAATAAAGCTTCGTTTTTAGTTAATGCTGATAATGTATAATTTTCATCAACAATACCATATGATGTAAAAAAATATATCGTTTTACCATTTGGAAAATCCCAATATAATACGTCATTTATTGTATATGCTGTATACGAATTTGTTGGGTCTGGTCCATATACAATACCAGAATTACCTGATGTTCCAGTTACTGGTACGTTTAACTTATATTTACCACCAAATAAATTATATTTTGGTCCATATTGTGCTAAATCAGTTAATGAACTCTTTGTATAACCTGTTATTACAAATGGTGTTGTTGTGTATCCACTTGAGTTATAGTCTTCTATATTCGTGTTAGAGTCTCCTGTAAATATGTAGTCGTAACTAACTGGTGTGCCGGTCCAATTACAACCTACAGCGGTAAAATAAGCGGTACCATTTGGGTTTGGTATTGTAGTTCCTGTAAATGGGACTATAACTTCTTTTTCTACTGTCGATATTCCCCAAGGAGAATAACTTGTCATTTTTATGGTATAGGTATTATTTCCAATTGGGTATGTGTGTGTTATTGGAGTATAACTAGTTATTGTTGTTTGTGGTGTACTATCACCCCAGTCAACAATAAAAGTATTTAATGATAAGAACTTTTTAAAATTTGTTTGTGACGTATTATAAAATATTATGTCATATGGTGATGCGGTATTTGCTGTAAATATAAAATTATTTACTAGTTCTTTTTGATATATAGCACCATCAAATGGTGTATAATAACCAAGATCATTTACATTTTCAGTAAATAATAGTGGTATTGTAAGACAACTTAACAAAGATTCCCCATTTGTCCCACCGCTTAAAACAGTTGACATTGGTAAGTACACTCCAGTATCTCCAGTTATATTATTAATAGTTGTTGATGTTATTGGACAACAAGGATCTATAGTAACTGAAATATCTGTTTCACCTGTGTATGTTACATTTATTAAATCACCTATTATATTTTCTGGTGATATTCTAAAATAATATCTTTGTTGTTGCATTATGGGTTAACGTATTGATACCAAAGTATTGGGTTTATGTCATCACCAACTCTATTGTTTGTTTGTGTTGATTTAACTTGATATGTTGTGTCGTTATAATCCAATTCTACTTTATAATAAAAATAGTCTTCACCATTAAATGTATAATAATTACCTAAAAGTGTTGATTGTGGTCTATTCATCATAGTTATGAATTTACCAGTTCTAGCATTAAAAAATTTTGCCGACATATAAAATTCATCGATATCTAAATATGCTTGTTCTCTTAACCAATAAATAAAAAACCCTTCTTTATCACCAATATAATCTAATCCATATTTTGGTTTTCTTATTTCAGCGTTTGTTAAAAATGGACTAATTGTTACGGTGTCAAATTCACCTTGTTGTACTGGTAGTATTATTGTAAAA